GTCAAGCCTACGGCTGTTAAAAGGGCTACTAGACCCCTCCATGTAGATGATTCTTTGCCACGAGCTAATAAAAATGCTTTCATAACTACTCCTTAAAAGGTTTGTAAGATGGTTTGCCGTTTATAAAAGTGGCTGTTAAGAATTGCTGACGCATTTTAGGGTCAAACGATACATGAACCCAAGCGCCTTCTTCAATTACTTGGTCTACTTTAATGCCAGACTTGTGTAAAGCTTTTACTACATCAATAGGCTTGCCAAATCCAGCGCAAGTAAAATCAGCAGCTAGACCGTCCATGTGAGCAGAGTTTACAGAACCGCCTATTTTGCGATTAAGCTCCATGCAACGAAAGGCAGAGCTAATCCGTAATGGATGGCCTAAGAATGTGCGTATTTTCTCAAGGTTGTCAGCTAGTGTTTTTAGGTTGTTTTTAACTGCCTGGGATGGGTTGTTGTTGATACCGTTACGAACTGCTGTTTGTGAGAAGGTTAGCTCCTCAAGCGTAAAATGCTTGCTCAACTTCATTTAAGGTTTTCCAGCTTGTAGATTAGGCTTAAGAATTCACCTATTATTTCGTCCACAATGTTCTGTAACGCAGAGTCATCTTTAGGTATGCACTTGTAACGATTCTTCTCAACATAAGCTAGTTTTTCAGCTATGCAGTAAATAGGCTCTTTATACTTTTCTTCTTCAGTCAGTATGGGTATCTCTTTAATAATTCCATGACGGCCTTGGTAAGCTTCTGTTAGCTTGTCTGCTAACTCTGCTATGTCTTCATAAAAGTGACCTAAAGCCTTGTGTTGAGAATAGCTTTTAGTGCGTAGATGTTCTCTGTGTGCTACATCCCTAGCTAAAAACAATGTTGCTATAAATTCACCAATCATATTTCATCCTCAATATCAATAATTCCAATTAAATCTTCATCGTATACATTACACTCATGGCAGACATGGAAGTCTATGTCAGCATCATCCATTTCGTATGGCTCTCCGCAACACTCGCAGAGTTTAATTTGTTTCATAGCCGTAACTTCCCTCGTAGTTTGTATAGACGGGCAATTTTACGAGCTGTCCTATCTACACGCCTGACAATAGTATGCCTACCATCCCACAGGTTTTTGCCGTTTAATTTACGCATACGGTATAAAATCATAATAAAAAAGCCCCGAAGGGCTAAGCATACTTACTCTTAAGATATTTGAGTGTTAGTGGCAATTCGTCAAAACGGCCATCCTCTACATCGTATAGCATATAGCACCCACGAAAGTGATTGTTACCTTGAGCGCCTAAGTAGTCCTCATTATGCTCGTAACATGACCCACATATAATGGCTGTCATCTCTTGGCCGTTAGCTTTCATAGCGTAAGAGATTTGTCTGCCTTGTTGATGACCAGCAAAACAACTCATGTGCTTTTTAGATAGTAATGCTGCACTAGAGCCAATAGGTCTGCCCATAGCACCCGATGTAAAGTAGTGAGCATACGCTATACCGTCAATCACTATCACTTCTAGGAAAGGGATAACCTCCCAATCTTGGTAAGGCAAGTCATCAATGGAGATAAGGCCGTCTAGCTTCCTATCCTCGTTAATAGCACGATTAATACGGTCTTCGTGATTACCTAGGGTTAAAACCATGCGAGGTTTGTATTGCTTTTGCTTAAAACTTTTAGCTTGATTGTTGTAGTCATATATAGGCTGTAGAAGGGCATCCATAGCCTCTCTAGCAGCCAAAATATCTTTTTGGTAGCTACGACCTTCAAATGACTTTTTACCCACATCATAAGAAGAAAGGGACTCCATATCAGCGAAGTCCCCTATACATATAATTACATCAGGCTTTTTGTCTACAAGGTATTTACCTATGCAGGTTAGGAATGTAAAGTCATTACCATCTTTAGCCTGGACATCAGGCAACACAAAGTGCGTCTTAGTGGGTTTTGTCAGGAAGCTCATAATATAGTTGTAAGTCCTCATCAGAGAAAAGCACTACGCAAGTGCCATCCTCTGTATACATTACAAACTCATCGTTGTCAATACCTACTTCTTCAATTCTTTGACCAACTAACTTGTCAAACAATGCCTCTAATTTTTGTTGTTGATTCATTTGTCAGCTTTGTGGTCAAGCTTCTCAAATATACGGTTAAGAACGGCCTCTAAACGGTCTAGTCTAGCCTCTAGGTCTTCCTTACGAACATAAGTTGTAGGTAAGTCAACCTCAATGGCTTTGACATCACGCTTAAGGTCTTGGACGGCATCCCAAAGTTGTCTAGCAAACCAGCCTAGAACCGAAAGAACCGTACCAATTACTATGTTAATTAAGCTTTGGGATTCCATGGCACTCTCTTAAAGTATTACCCAACGACTGCCGCTAGGAACGGTTACGGTTGCGCCAGAATCAATAGTGATTGGCCCTGTACTCATAGCATTTTTAGTTGCTGGAATAGAATAGCTTGTTGTAACTGTTTGGTCGTTCTCAATAAACACTTCATCTGAACCACCACCAGTAGCACCGCCACCTCCACCTGCACCGCTTAGTAACTGAAACTGCGTGCCATCGTAAACTACTTGTATTACGGAACTAGCTACAATGTCATCAGCCACTAGCGCAACTGTGCCATTTTTAGTAATAGCTTTAGCACCAATAGCGTTTATGTTAATTGTTACAGCGCCTGTATTAGCCCCTGCTGATATAAACCTAAACACTTGGCCAGCAGCATAGGCTGTCATGCCTAAAGCAGCCGTAGCTACGATTGTATTAGTACCACTAATGCCAGTTAAGTATTGAAATGTGGAGTCCTGTATCTGACCTGCTGAAGCTGATTGCGTTCGTAATGTAGCCGATCCTACACCCGACAACACATACCCACCCATAGGCAAGTTAGCCGTAGGTGTAGTTTGACCGTCTGATGTAAGCGATGCTGTAAGAGCAGACGCTATATCGTTTAATGTGCCATTAGCCCAAGTTGAGGAAATTGTCGTTCCCGTGACAACAGGATTACCTGCTGGTAAAGAATATACACCACTACCGTTACGACTCATAATTGATTCCTTTTACATTTTATTGTATTATTAAGCATGACTATATTGACCACATTAATAGGTGTAGCGTTTTACTCATGGCTATTGTCCTTTATCAGACAGCGCAGGATTAGCTGCACCAGCGATATAAGGGCTACTTTTCCTTATAAGCTCGGCAAGTTTTTTGGCAGATTCTGGGCGTTTTGTAAGCACTGCTGCCGCTGTTTTTCTTCCTAAATAAGGCAAGGTACTAGCCGTTAAAGCAGCCGCTAAAGGTAAAGCTGTCCCAGTAGCTCCAGCAAGTACACCTCCACCTGCTAAAGCAGCTCTGCCAGGAGTTCCAGAATCAGGAACTTTTGCCCCCAATACATTTGTGCCTCGTTCTGCTAAATCTTGCATTAAAGCCTGACCTGTTGCACTTGCACCTTTACCTGCGCTAGTGTCTTGCGCTCTTACGGCTTGAGCTAATTGAGCTGGTGTAAACATACCTTCTCTTGCACCTGCTGCTGTTGAGCTTGCTGCTTGACGAATCCTAGTGTAATTAGCATAGCCAGTATTAATGGCTTTTAGCTCGTCAGAAAAGCCTGGGTTTACCCTAGGCAAAGTATCACGCAATATGCGTAACGCTTCATTTAATGCACCGCCTAACTCTTGTTGATAAGCATCTGATGACCTAGTAAAGTTTTTAGCTTCTTTGTTTAATTTTGACTCAACAGTTTTAAATGTTGTGCCAAGCATTGAACCGTTAGGAGAAGCTTTGCTCATTACATCATCAATAATTGAATTAAATTTAGCTTGTTCTTTTGGCCCAAGACCAGTTGCCATTTGTTTTAAATTGTTAAATTCTTGTACAAATTGTTGATCAGGTTTAAATGAAATTTTAGGCAACAATGATTCATAGGCTTTGCCTAGTTTTTCTTTAACTTCTAATACACCAGCACGGCCAGCTTGAGTTGCTTTTTCCCCAATAGGCTCTAATGCACGGTTTAAAGCCGCTTTATTAAACTCTTCTTGCGTTTTGCGTTTTGAATAACTAATTGCATCACCTAAAATTGGTAAGCTTTGTAGTTTTTCTTCTACCGTATTATAAACCCCACCAAGTATTTGACCTGGTGTAGGTGTAACGCCTTCTTTCATTAATTGTGCTGCCATAGGATTAGTTTCAGGTCTAACCATTCTTGCTACACCTGCAAGCAATCCTGATGTACCAGCGCCAAATGCTGCGCCTTTACCAACTTCTTTTGCTTTGTTCATCCAATAATTTTCATCATTGACATCGCCAGATGGTGTTAAAGCACCGCCAATAGCACCAACACCTGCACCAGCTTTTATAGCTTGAACGCCACGCAATGCCATTGGAAGTTTAGATGCAATAGCCACATTAGCAGGGCTTAAAACATTGCCAGCAAACCTTGATACATCGCTACCTTCAAAACCTGTAGCTTGTTTAGCTGCTTGATAATCCGCTTCGTTTGCCTTGTTTATGCCTTGCACACGACCAGCTTCAGAACCTAAGAATTCACTTACTGGATTTGGAGCGTAACCACCTAAAGATGTAATTGCTTGTAAACCTTTAGGCAATAATGCAGCAGCCTCGTCTATTGGATCACGCATACCTTGTAATACTCTGCCACCAGTAGAAGCTACTATTTCTTGTCTAGGTGTTGCAGGACCACGAACAGGTGCTTGCATTTCTTGACTAGGCATACTGCCTTCAGACTTTGCCTCTTGGTAAGCTTGAGCAACAGTATTAAATTCAGGTGTGCCTTTTTTATCTTGATTAGTTACAATCCATTGTGCGTAATCATCTGCATTTGCCATATTATTTATTTCCTAAAATTGCATCAGCTTGTGAGCGAAGTGAGCTTGTAGCTGTAGGTGGAGTTGTAATGCCTTCAACAAATAATTCATTAGGATTAAGGCCATACTGTTTAGCAATTTCACCGTATTTATTTTTGGTGTTTGTATATAATTGCTGTTGGTTTTTAGCACGGCTTTCAATTTGATTTAATAAATCTTTTTTAACTGCTGGAGATAAGTTACCACCAGCCGCAACAGATTTGTAATAACCTTTAAGTTTTTCGCCAAATGAACCTGTGTTGCCAGCTAATTGCAATTCACCTTCACGAACCACAGAGCCTGGGTCCATTACTTTACCCATAGCGTAAATCAAATTCAAATCACTACCGCCAGTAGTATCTTTAGCAGCGTCCCTAGCAGATACAAGCAATGGCTGCACAACATTCCAAGATTTAACTTCAGGCAAGCCAGCAAAGTCATTACGAAGCGTATTGGTGCGCTCAAATACTGTTTTACCAGCATTTATTTCATTTTGCTGTTTAGATCGCAAGTCGGTCATATTTTGACCACGAACCGTAATGTCTTGACCACGCAATGATGTTTTATTTTGCATTAAATCAGTTGCTGATGGATTAGCGTATTTGAATTGATCCCATTTAGCTTGTTGCTCTTGGTCTGGAGTCATGCCTTTAGGCAATGGTTTTAATCCAGGCACAGGCTCACCAGTTGTTTTGTAAACAGGCAACAATTGATTACCTAAATCTTTATATTCAATTTCTTTTGGAGTAAATGCTTGTTTAGCTAAACCAAGTGCTAAATCCTCACCTATTTTACTGTCACCAGTAGCAGTACCATATCTAATTATATTAGCCATCAATTCTTGTTGCGTTCTTGGTCGCATTGTTGTTGATGTAACTGGTTGCATAGATGTTGTTTCACCAGTATAACTTTGAGGTGCTGTACCGCCAAAGCTAGGTGCTGTTTGAGCAACTTGATCTGTAGTTCCAAATGGAGATGTTGGGACATTAGCGCCCATTTCTAAAGGCTTGCTAACAGCTTGCTCTGTTGTTGTAGTAACTTTTTCTGGACCCATGCCTTCTATAAGGTCACCTAAAGCAGTTGCTCGTTTAGTTTTTTGCGCTGTTTGATAATCACCATATTGTTTAATAGCATTTTCTTCATTTTTCCCAGCAATATATTTATTAGCTAATCCAGCAAGTTGTTGCGTTATTGATGGCGCTACATATATACCTGATACCATTTGACCTTGAGGCGCTTCTTGACCACGCAAAGCATCAGCAAATTTCATTCTGCGCTTTAGTTCAAGCTCCATCATTGTGTCATCTTGTGGCATTTGATTAGGCGTACCACTTGATTGACTAGGCACTAAGCCTTGCAATGCTGATGGTAAGTATTTTGCAAAATTCATATTAAATCCTTATCCGAATGTTCCTGTTGGTGACATTAAAGCAGCACCGCCTAAACCCATTAACCCACTCATAAATCCGCCTCTAGACGCATTAGCAGCGTTTGTAGCGGCTAGTTGAGCGTTATAACCTGCTTGTGTAGCACCTAATATATCAGCACCGCCAGTATTGGCTTGTTGAGGCGTAGCAGCAAAGCTTGGATTTTGCACTTGTGAACCTGTACGCAATGCGTTAATAACATTGATAGGTTGCATTTGATTGTAAGCTTGTTGTTGAAAAGCTTGTTGATTAGCACCTAAACCTACATTCATGCCACTTGTAATAGCACCAAGTTGACGGTCATTTTGACTCATGGCCAATTGTCGTTTAGCGTTCTCATAAGCTTGTGTGCCTTGAGCAATACCTTGGTTAGCTAGTTGAGCGTCAGACATTTCGCTCTCTTGAGCAATTTGTGGAGCTAATCTACGCATAATAGCGTCAGAGTATGTTTCGCCAGGATTAATGCCGTAAGATGGCAATTTAGATGTATCTACCCCAGGCTTGCTTAACACTTCGTTAGCGTAATCTAAGCCTTTATTGGCGGTAGACATCAAACCTTCGTTAAGTTGACTTTCTTGCTGGTAAATTTTTTGTTGCTCTGGAGATAATGTTTGTGTGGCTGTATACAAAGTATTGCCGTATGGATCAGTGCCTGGGTTGGCTGTGTAAGTTAAATTGCCGTAAGGAGTAACTTGATTAGTACGGTTAGCAGCAGCAGTAGCCCTTGCAGACTCTAAGTTACCAGCAGATGTTTCTCTAGCCGCAGCAGTATAGTCAGGAGCTGGTGGTGCTTTAGCTTTACCATTGGCCATAGATATAAATGGATCACGAACACCTTGCAATCTTAATTGCACGAATTTACCTAGCATTTTTTTTACTCCAGTTTAACATTTTGCAGTTTTCAGGCCATAAGGTCATTATAAGTAAATCACCGTTACGACCTGCGTCTTTTAAAGTTGTTTCTATTACAAAACCTATCTTGTGGTTAAGGCTTATTGCTTTGTGGTTATCAGCCTCTACGGTAGCCGTAAAGCGTTTAACCTTTACTTGATTAAATATGTAATCAACTACTGTCAGCCAATAGCCTTTAGGCGGTGGTGAGTCTATCCTTTGATGGCCAAACATATTGTTGCCATTCCAGTTTTCAAAAGCCGTACCAGCAACAATAACACCATCAATTTCCCAACCAAGAGCAGTCATGCCCTCGGTGTAAGAGCCTACCTTTTCCATTACCCAACGAGCTACATATTCGCCTTGGACTAGCATTACAGAATTGCACCGCCCTCAATAACAATGTCAGTACCTACCCAACTTACATTTAGCTGTGCTGATAAAGTTTTAACAACAGGTGCGCCATAATAGCCAACACCATTTAAACCTTGCCAGTTTTGATAAACAGTTTGACCACCACCAAACAATGACGCATCCCAAGTTCCGCTATCCCATACACCATAATTTACAGGCACATAATTTAAGATTGTAGAATTGTCAGCTAAGTCAAAGTCTATATTGATACCAGCGTATACAGAAGGCGCTCCATCAGCCCTTAGTATAGGGCGTGACATAGTAAAGCGTTTTAATGTACCTGCGCTGTTAAAGTTATTGAACGCTTGTAAGCCAAACGCTGCAATGTTATTGCCACCGTCTGTGTTACTGTAATAAGCATGAGCAACATAACCATTACCACCAAAGTAAGGCTCATCATCAAACATCTCCATGCAATTAGCGTTCCAGTTGGTGTAGTTACACCATGAACCTGTAATTGTGTTCATTACATATTGTTGTTGATTGTTGCCTTGCTCTATTGGCACATTCAACCATAATTGATTAATTGTTGGCACATACATTAATTGCCAACCAAAGTTAGCAGCGTAATCTGTAACAGCCGTACTAATTGCGTATTGTATTTTGTCGGTGATCGCTACTCTAGGTTGAACCCTAGATGATTGCAAAGCACCTGATAATGGCACTACACCGTCTTGGCAGATGATAAGCATATCACCAGCGTATTTGTATAGGCTTCTACGGCCTACTGGCGCACCAATATCCCACACACCTACCATAGACCAAGTTGTTATAGATGAAGGGTCTATGCCTTGATACACGATAATCTGACCTTTGTTAGTCATAATTACATAGTGATCGTTTACACCGTTACCAGCATCAATTGTCCATGTGCCATGAGCTACAATGAAACCACCTTTAGTCATAAATGATGCAACATCTACAACATTGGCAGCACCAGCAATAGAGTCAACTGGTAGATACCATACCTTTAGGCTGTTATCCTCAATAAAGAATTGTCTTTCAGCATATAGGATAGGGTCACGCAATGTAGTAGCCGTAACACCTGTTATAGCAGGTGTAGACCATGTAGAGCCGTTATAGTTACGAGGTGCATCTACACCATTAGCCATGGATAAGAAGTTGCCACCAGAGGTTGCAATGTTGCAATAACCCCATTTAGAATTAGTTAGCCCTGTCAACACAGCAGCCCCTACAGCGCCTGTAGATGTTACATCGTATACACTGCCACCAGCGATAGCAAATAACTTGTCTGTAGCGCCTCCAGAGTATGCCATGAGCGTTTCTACTTGACCTGTAATACCTGTAGCGTGCTTTGTGTAACCTTTACGCATTACACATTCTGTTGTGGCTGGAAACCAGTTATTTAATACAACTGCGTCAGTAGGGGCCATTGCTGGCAAAGCGTCCCTAGCGTTCCATCCACCTACTGGTGCTGGTAATGATACTGGCTGTGATACAGCTCTTTTAGCTATAGCCATTATTAAGCTCCGTAGTTAGCGTCTG